AGCGTCGGCTGAGACGCCTGGCTCTCGCTGGTGGGTTATCTACATGGATACCCCCGGCGAACACCGAGACTCTAAATCCGCAGTAGGCCCATTCCCAAGTCATGCCGCCGCCACCAAGCATGTTCACGACGACGCGGTGGATACGTTTATGGGGATGGACGGAGATTTGCGCAGCATGGCCGTGAAGGACTGGGGCGAAACGATGGCGATTGTCGAGGAGCGCCGCCGCATTCAGCCCGTGCCAAATGTGACCGTCAAGATGTCTCTCCGAAGAGTGCCCGAGAACGCCAACAATCCATCCGCGCCGCTATGAAACCACCGATTCAACAACCAACTTCCCCGGCGTCGGATGCGATGACTTGTTCTTTGTCTTCAGATACGCCGGAAACGGACAAAAAAGAACGCTCCCTTGGGGGCTGCGTGTCTCCATCTCACGTTTTTGAATATGCTCGAAAACTGGAACGCGAGCGGAACATTGAACACCATGATGCCGAGGCCTTTGCCGCCCGATGTGTCGAACTACATTCGGCAATCCGCGAGACGATCATGGAAAATCCGCATCTCGCTGATGGCCATAACTGCACGCTCAAGAAATTGAAGGGCGTGATCAAGTTCCAACTTCCTGCGGAGAACCATTGGTTCAACCGCGCGCGCGGTTTAATTCCGGTCACGACTCACTGAAAACCAACAAAACAACACCATGGCAAAATCACAATACACGCACGACGCTGTCGCCACCATCGGCGAATACACAGACCGCAACACGGGAGAGAAGAAGAAGCGATACATCAACGTTGGCAAATGTTTCACCGATGACTCCGGTCGTCAGTCGATCAAACTAGATTCGATCCCGGTCGGCCCGGAGTGGTCGGGATGGATATCGCTGTACCCCGCCGAGCGCAGAGACGCGCCACAACGGCCACCAGAGAGGCAGGCGACCCAACAGACCAGCAGGCCGCGCAACGACACTCCTGGAATGCCAGCGGCCGCGGACGCGCGCAATGATCACGACAACGACGAAATCCCGTTCTGAGCAAATCTAAAATCTGAAATCTGATATTTATATGGCCGGAGACTGGATCAAGATTGGGCACGCGCTGCCGGATAAACCGGAGGTGATGCAAATGGCGGACTTTTTAGGGATCGACCCCGATGCGGTGGTCGGTAAGCTGCTGCGTTTTTGGAATTGGTGCGATGTTCAGTGCGTAAACGGTGACGCTCTGAGCGTAACAAAAACGTTTCTCGATCGCATCACGTTTTGCAAGAACTTCGCGGAGGCGATGATTCGGGCGGGATGGCTGGTCGAGAATGGTGATACCATAAGCATTGCCAACTTTGACCGCCACAACGGGAAAACCTCGAAACTACGGGCTTTGGCAAATCGGCGCATGGCAAAAAACCGATCTTGTGACGCTCCGAGCGTCACTAATGTGACGGTGCCAGCGTCACAAAAAGCGTCACCAGAGAAGAGAAGAGAAGAGAAGAGGTTAATAGAGAGAAATAACCCCGACCCGGCGGAGGCGCTTTGCTCGATCGAGCAGGCGTTGGACTACGCCCCGAGCGTCAAGTTTAGCACGGCCGAGGCGGAACGCTGGTGGCATACCCGCAACGCCAGCGGCTGGACGAAGGGCAGCGTCAACGGCGGAGCGGCGCGCAAGATCACCTCTTGGCAAAGCGACATGGCGACGAGTGCGGGCTGGGTGAAGCAGGGCGCGAGCTACGGCCAAGGCCAAAACAAGAGCAAGCCGCAGCATTTTGCGGGGATCGTGGAAAATCTGGAAATACCGACATGAGCGAAGAGCGAAACATCAACAACGCGGCTGACATGGCCGCAGGCATGGCCCAGAGCCTCGCCAAGCTCATCGAGCAGGCACCCGACGGAATGGACAGCATCAATGGTGCTGCGGGCGGCCAGAGCGGCAACCACGGCGCAAAAGCGAATCGGGTGCGCGAGTCGTCGGGATGGGGCGAAAAATACTGCGAGCCGATCGCGCTGACGGGCGAGCGCTGGCACGCGGTGTTTGCGGAAGCGCAGGTGCTGGTGGCGAATGCGGCGCTGGTCGCATTGATTGGTGGGCGCGGTCCGGGCAAAACGCAGATGGCGGCGGAGATCGCACGGGCGGGCCGCTGGCCGCTGGATGCAGGCGAGTGGATCGGCGGCCACGACGGGCGGATGCAGCGCGGCAAGACTGCGCTCTACCGGCGGGCGATGGATGTTTTCCTCGATCTGCGAGACGCCAACAAGGTCGGATCAAAGATTTCGGAGAAGGACGTGCTGGCGAAATTGGAGAAGCCAGGGCTGCTGTTGGTCGATGAGTTTCAGGAGCGCGGTGGATCGGACTGGGAGAACCGCGTGATTTCTAACCTGCTCGACAAACGCTACGCCGCCAAGCGGCCGACGATCTTGATCGCCAACTTCACGACCGAGGAGATCCGCGGTGCGCTGTCCGACTCGGTGAAATCTCGGATGCGCGAAAACGGCAAGGCGTTCGTCTGTGAATGGCCGTCCTTCCGCAAATGACCATGAACCCCAAACAACGACAGCATCAATACCGGCGGATTCTGGAGGTTTTCGGGTTAACGCTGAGTGAGCCGCGAGACACTCAACAACGCATCGCGGGTTGCGCTTGGCCGTGCACCGCCCGACCAATCCCGAGGCCGCACAAGCCAACGTCGAAGCCATGAGCGCAACGAGCTGTCGATGCTCAGGCTGTCCCCAGACGTGTCTGCGGCATGCGTGGTGTGGCTCACAGGCCGAGGGATGGCAACGGGCTCGTGGAGGGCACCAGGCGCGAGCGCGGGCGCACCCCGCCACCCCACCCTGGGGCACCCCACCCCCGCCGGGGGCTAAGGAATCTATTGCCACGGGGCTTGAAACGGGGTCTTGGGGCAGGTGTTCTATTTCCTTGCGGGACAAAAAACAAACGCTTAAAACGCGCGTATGAAATCCAAGCGGACGCAGAAAAAAACCGCCAGCCCGCCGGTCGCCGACTCGATGAAATCCGCAGCGTCCCTCTACGGGATCCCATCAACCACGCTGAAATCCGCGAAAGCTGCGGGGTGTCCGGCTTTTGTCGGATCGAGAATTCACCGCGACCCGCTGCTGGCATGGCTGAAAAAAAACCCGGAAATTGCCGCGGATGGCGCGACCAAATCCGGAGAGGCTGAACTTAAAGTCCGGAGGCTCGCGGCGCAGGTCGCGCTGCTGGAACTCAGGGTCGGGAAAGACGCCGGATCAATGGTGCCGCGCGACCTCGTTAAAGCAGAGTACGCCCGCGCCACCGCGATCTTTTTTGAGGAGGCGAAGGCACTGATGGAGGTCGATCATTATCGAGTGTTCTGCGAGCGGACCAAGGGTCGCGTCGGGGAGGTTGATCCATGACCGATCAATCGTCATTTCTGCGCGATGTTGTCGGCAGCCAGATCGTTGTCCCGCATTCGGGCGATATCGTATCGTGGGCGGACGGCACCCTAAAGATCCCGTACTCGGTCCGATACCCAATCTACATGGCCGCGGAGTCCCCCTGGCTGATCGAGCCAATGCGAGCGATGAGCGATCAGGGCATCAGGCGCGTTGACGTTCGCGCCCCAGCCGGATCCGCAAAATCCCTAATCGGCGAAATCCACATCGCACACTGCATCGCGGAGTCTCCGGGGCTGTATTACTACGTCTGGCAGACCGACGACGACGGAAAGGATGCGATGGAGGATCGCATATACCCAATGATCGAGGCCAACGCAATGCTCTGCGACCGGCTACCGGTTGACCGGAACAAAAAGCGAATCGCGAAGGTCGCATTCCCACACATGAGCCTATACTGTGTCGGAGCCAATCCATCGGCGGCCCAGTCCAAGCGCGTCAAATACCTAACCATGGAGGAGCCGCACCTTTACGGGGCGGGAATGATGACGGCATTCGAGAAGCGCGTTGAGGGCGTGCGGTCCCATAAAATCCTCACGCTATCCACCGGGTCAATCCTCGGTGATGAGTCCGACGAGAGCTTCAACTCTGGCACCTGTGAGACGTGGCAGGTTCCATGCCCGACCTGCGGAGCATTCCAAACCATGACTGACTCACGCGAGCGACTGCTGGCCCAGATCGACTCAGAGACGTGCGATGAGAACGGGGATTACAATTGGCAGAAAATCCTTCCGACCGTCCGCTACAACTGCGAGTCGTGCGGGGCGGACTGGCCGACAGACGACGCGTTCCGAAAAGAGCAGTCGAAATCAGGGAAATACGTCGCAACCAACCCGAACGCGGCGAGCGATCACAGAAGTTTCCACCTTGAGGCGTGCAGCGTCCATTACTTCCCACTGGCAAAGCTGCTGATGGAGAAGTTGAAAGCCGTGGCGGCCTACAAGCGGGGCGCTATTGAACCATTCAAGGACTACATGCAGAAACGCCGCGCGATGGCATGGGATGAGGCACCGGAAATCACCGACGAGCAAGCGGCGTTCGACCGATCCAAGGGCGATTACAAAAAGCGCGACCCAGCACCCGACGAGGTTTGCCGATTCCTAACCGTCGACAACCAGGCGGGCAGCGCGATGGAGGGCGCGCATCGGTGGTTCACGTGTCGCTCATTCGCTCCCGACGAGTGCCGGCTGATTGACGAGGGAAAAATCCAAACATGGGAGGAGGTCGAGGAGTTGCGCATCGCGCTCGGGGTGGACCCGGCGCGAACGCTGATCGACATCGCGTTTGACTCGCCCGACGTGCAGCGCCAGTGCATCAAATACGGCTGGCAAGGGCTCCGCGGTGACAATACGTCGAAAGATTCATTCCCGCACCACAGCCGCGTCCAGGTGGGCGCTGCTGTCCAGACGGTCACTCGCCATCTTCCGTTCTCCAAATTCAACGTTGGGCACACGGGCATTGGCACCGGGCAAATCAAGCGCGCGGCCCGCTATTATTTCTGGTGCCAGCAGCCAATCAAAAACATGTGGCACCGACTCAAGAACGGACTAACGGAATACCGATGGACGGTTCCGCAGGATGTGAGCGACGAGTATCAAAAGCAGACTGGCGTCGAGTTCAAGAAGCAGCAGACTACCCGTGACGGAAAAAAGAAATGGGAATGGCTCGTGCGCAAGGGGAAAGCGAATCACCTGACCGACTGCGATCAGATGTGCTTAGTGGCGGCGCTGATGGATCCAAGGATTAGGGCAATCCTGTGGAGCGATGGCGACGAAAAGACGACCGCGACCGATCCGTAAATAACACACGCATCGAAAACGGCATCCGGACCGCTATAATTGGACGCGAAGCATTTTCACTCCACCGCAAAAGAGCTGAACAAGTAGGTGCTGGGAACGGCGGGGGACCTCTCGCTTTGAATCGCAGTCCAGCACCCGCCGTCCCAGACCGCCAGCGTTGACGTGGAAAATGCGGTATTTGACATGGCGGTGCCGCCCTTTTAGCCGAAATTCACCACCCGTTAAAAATAATTCTTGACTAAGTTGGGTAACTTACTAAGGATTCATGCGTGTCGGGCTACCGAAACGGGAATAAATGGTCTTTCTGGCGCTCATCTCTGAGCGCCGGGGAGGCCGTTTCTGTTTTGAGCAGCGAAGCTCAAACCAGAGGCGCTAACTGATGGCGTTCCAAGAAAAACTCATCGGGCTGCCACCCGAAACGCTGCGCGCCATCTCCGCGGCGGCACAGGCCGCCATCATCGCGGGCCTGACCCGCGGCACGTCCTACACCATCGCGGGCCGCAGCTTTGGTTTTTCGACCATCAGCGAGTGCGTGGGCCTGATTAACGAGTGCGAGGCCGCGCTTCGGCTGGCCAACGGCACCGGCAGCCAGTGCGTCGTGGCCAATTTCAACCGCGGAATGGGGAGGGGAAGCCGATGACAGCCTATCAGCCATCATTCATCGACCGCGCCATTTGCGCCGTCTCCCCGGTCGCGGGAATGCGCCGCCTCTCTGCGCAGCGAGTGCTGCACCATTACCGATACGAGGGCGCGGAGAGCAGCCACAAGCGCGGGCAGGCACCCCAGAACATGTCGCCTAACTCGTTCGACGTACAGCGCGACCGATTGCAGCTCATGCGCGAGGCCGAGGATCTGGAGCGCAATTTTTCCCCAGCGCAGATGCTTAACCGGAAATATGCGATGTACACATCGCCGGTTAGCTACCATGCCCAAACAGGCGACCCCGGGCTAAACAAGGCCATTGAGGAGTATCTCAACGACGAGATTTTCCCGAACTGCGACCACACGGGACGCTACGGCTTTTTCAAAATGATGGAGTTCGCCATCATGGGGCTAAACCGAGGAGGGGACTACGGATTCGCGTTCACGCGGCCCGACATGTGGGAGGGGATCGGAGTGGACGACGCTATCGCACTCGACCTTAAGATCCAGGCAATCGAGCCCGATCGGATCGGAGGCGTCTATCAAAACGTCGTCAGCAACGATTATGTCGCGGGCCTCAACATAGGCGACCGCGGTCAAATCGAATCGTTCCGCGTGTTTCACCGGAGCATGACGACCAACTGCTACGATGACCCGGTGGACGTGCCGGCCGATCAGTTCGTCCATATCACCGACCCGATGCGGATCGATATGTATCGCGGTGTCTCAAAGCTCGCGACAGCGGTTCAACACCTCCGCGACCTCTACGAGATCATTGATTTCACCAAGGGTAAGATCAAGCTGGCCAGCGCCCTAACCGTTTTCACCAACTCGAACGGCGCGATTGCAGGCGGCGGACTGATGGACGCCTACGCGGAAACGTCGGGCATGGGCGGCGCGTCCGCCATGCAGCAGGACATCCAGTTCGGCCAGATCAACCACCTGGCAGGCGGAACCGATATCAAATTCCCCGCCTCCAGCTCCCCCAGCACCGAGGAGCAGGCGATGATGGTCACGCTGCTACGGCTGGCGGCGATGTCCTACAACCTGCCGTATTCATTCGCGCTCGACGCGTCCGCTCTCGGAGGCGTCTCTAGCAGGCTCGAATCCGAGATGGCCAAGGCTGAGTTCGAGCGCGGTCAAAGCGTCATCACCCCGCACGCCACGCGCATTAAAAACGCATACCTGCTGGACGCTGCCGCTAAAGGATTTTTCAAATCGTCCGACCTCGCCCGCATCACCCGCGGCCGGTGGGGATTCCGATCCCACCCACAGCCCGACCTCGGTAAGGAGTCCAGCGCGGCGGTCAACCTCAACCAAAACGGGCTGCTAAATCCGCTCAAGCATTGGATCGACGACGCGCAAGACCCGGAGAGCGTCGCGGAGGACATGTGCCGATGGGCGGTGATCAAGCGCGACCTCGCCGCCAAACACGGGCTGGAAGTTGTTGACGTGTTCGGCAGCGGCCCAACGACCCCGCTCGCAACGTCTCGCAGCTCCAGCGAGTCGATCACGGATTCCGGCACCGGCGATCCGGGGCAATCCCAATTCTCTCGCAAGGATTACAAGCAGGTACGCCCGGAAACCCAGGCGAGAAACGACGCGATGCGATCGCCCGCGGGACGCGCCAACATCGATGCAATCACCACCGCTAACGACTCGCTCGAAGCCGCGAGAATGGAGATATCAAACGAGATCAACGTCGAGGCTAACCGGGTATCGGTTGACCAACTGCGCCAACGGATATCCAGCCTGTACGACGAGAGGTCTCGAATCATATCCGACTATCTGGCGGCGCGATCCGACAAAAAGGCGGCCAACGAGTCCATGGCTCCGGATCAGGTCGCGCACAAGACACGCAAGCGCGATGACCGCCACGCCCTAACCCAGGCGCTGCTTTCGCAGGGCGTCCCAGAGCGCGAGGCCTACGCCATCAGCTACGACATCGTCGAGTCCGGAAAGTTCGACGCATCCAAGCTTCCAGCCGAAATCCGCGCCAAATACAATTATTCGGCGATTCGC